AATCATGCGGCTTTTCCGGCCGTTGTATCGTCAAGCGTTGGCGGACGCGTATCAGGAAGCGTCGAAGAGCATCGATCAGACGTCGTTGTATGACCAAACAGAACTCGCACAACAGGCGCTCTTCTCCGTGCGCCAAATGGAAACCAGCATCCTGCAAACGACACGCGGATCGGTCGGTCGGTTGGTTGACGATCTGATAACCGAGGGTGCGACCTTGGCAGAGATGCAGACCAAGATCGTACAGTCCACTTCATTCAGTCCCAACCGAGCCATGACAATCGCCACGACTGAGACGACCCGACTGGCGAACCATGCAGCGAACGCAGCATACAACCAGGCGGAAGAGTCAGGAATCAAGGTCGAGAAGATGTGGCTATCCGCACGAGACGAAGCGGTGCGAGACGCGCATAAGGATCTTGACGGAACGAAGGTTCCAAGCGCGGCGCAGTTCAGCTATCAGGGCGCCACGGCGGACGCTCCGGGGCTCTTCGGTGTGGGTTCGCTCGACATTAACTGCCGATGCACAATGATCGGAAGGGTGGTGAAATGAGACACGTATTCAAGACAATGATATGCAAGGCGGAAGCCAGCGACGATGGCACCATCACAGCGGTAGCCAGTACGCCCGATCCAGACCGGATGGATGACGTGGTGGCGCCTTCGTGGAAGCTGGACGATTTTCGGCGTTCGCCGGTGATTATGCACGCTCACGACTACGAGGGGCCGGTGGTCGGAAAGGCGGTAGAGATCGATCTTGTCGGTGATACGTTGATGATGCGCGTCAAGTTCGATGAGCACGAATCAAACCCGCTTGGTCAACGACTCGCGAACCAGTACCGTGAGGGCTTTATGTCCGCGTTCTCGGTGGGCTTTGCGCCGGGTAAAGTGACCCCACGGTCACAACTTCCGAAAGAGCATCCAGCGTACAGCGAGAAGAGCGCGGGCTCGTACATGACGGAGAACAGCTTGCTCGAGGTCTCCGCAGTGGCAATACCAGCCAACCCGCAAGCGCTCGCAGTACGTGCGAAGCGCTGGGGGCTTGAGCCCGAAGCGGTCAAGATGCCGCTACCCCCGGCAAGCATGGCGCCAAGCGTGAAGCGTGAGATGGAAGGTGTACGCGCGCCTGACGGCTTTCATTGGATGGACTACGAAGGCGGGCCGGTTCTTATGCGCGGCGGTGATGCTGATCACGAAGGTGCGTCCGCCGTCTTCCAATTTGAAGTAGTCGAAGAGCACGACCCCAGCCGATTGAACGCAACCGAGCCAGAAGAGCCAGAATCCGAAGGCTATGGCGGCTACGGTGACGACGACGAAGACGATGATCGCACGCTTCGATCCGTGGTCCGTGATGAGTTGCTGTCACTGTTCGCCAGTTCAGACGACGAGCAAGTGCAGGACGGGCTCGACGTATTTCTCAACGATTCAACCCCCGCTCCGGAGTCTGACGACTTCGGGGCACTTTTTACCCAGGGCGAATAGCCCGCACCCACATTGGAGACAAACGTGGAAATTGAAAGCAAAGCGGACGCAATTAAGGTCCTGGCAGAAATTAAAAGTGAGCAGCGCCGGCTGGCAGACGCGAACCGCGATCTGAGCGAAAACGTGATCGAAAAGATGGCGGCGGATCTCAAAGATGCGCAACAGAAGATCGCAGAAATGGCAGCGCCCAAGGTTCACACTGTGAGCGAAAAGGAAGCCACGTTGCGTCAGTTCGTGAAGCAAGACGGATCGCTTGATGTGGCCGGCATGGCAACCGACACCACCGACCGTGGTGAGTGGCACCAAGAGTTCAAGCAGTTGGTGGACGATCGCAACCTTGCCAAGTTGATGACCAAGTCGGGATCGGTTCCCCAGTTGGACGCCAAGCTGAACGCGCACATGAAGTCGGCACCCGTTGAAGTCCGCAAGGCCTTTAGCGACAGCGCCGGAGTTGGGGCGGAGTGGATCCCCGATCTGCTGCTTCCGAACTTGGTTTCTAAGCTGTACACACCGCGCGCGGTTGAGGCGTTGTTCCCAACCATGGCGATGACCACGAAAGAGATTCGCCTTCCGTTCTTGACTCTGAAGGCGACCCCCTACGTGAAGACAGGCGCTACTTATGGCACCATCACAGCAACGGACGACGTGACAAGTCAGGTCAGCCTAACAGCCAAGAGCATCGCTGCACGGATCACCGTAGACGAAGACGCATCAACGGACTCGGTCGTGGCCGGTCTAGACTACGCGCGGAATTCGTTGGCCGATGCCATCGCGTCTGCCGTTGAGGACGCAATCATCAACGGTGACACGGCGGGAACTCACATGGATGACATCGCGAATTGGAACCCCCGTTCTCGGTGGGCGACAGGAGCACTTGGCGATGCAAAGGATCACCGGAAGGCGTGGCTTGGTCTTCGGGCTCAAGCGTTCGATGTATCTACTGCACGTAGTGCGAGCGGTGATACTGAACAGTACGACGGCATTCTTGCTACCCGCGCACTTATGGATGGCGCGCACGGTATCGGGTCGAACATGGCGTTCATCTGCTCGCCTGAGTACTACCTGAAGTTCTTGCTTGCTATCGATGAGGTCGCCACGATCGACAAGATCGGACCACAAGCGTCGGTTTTGACCGGTCAAGTAGCTGTCATCGCAGGGGCTCCGGTGATTGTCAGCGACTATCTGACGGCCGATCTCAACGCTTCGGGTGTGTACGATAACACCACGAAAACTCAAACCGGGTATCTGTTGGTGAATCGTGACGCGTACATGATGGGTAACTACAAGCCACTCACAATTGACGTTGACCGCGAGATCGTGAATGGAGCCGTGGAAGTTGTCGCGACCCGTCGCACGATCTTCAAGTGCATGGAAGAGAGCAGCAAAACCGTTGCTTTTGCACACAACCTAACAGCGTAAAGAGGTAAACAATGCCGACCCTAAAATTCAAAGGTTTTCCCCATACTTCAATCTACAGAGGTTCTACCGGAGTGTGGAACCCTGGCGATGAAAAGACCGTCAGTGATGCAGATGCCAAGCGCTTGCAAGCTGACTTCGGAGATGCCTTTGAGGCTATAGGGTCGGCAGTTGCCGCACCAAAGAAAACCCGCGCCGTGAAGTCACCGACAAAACGGGGCGGGGCTTCTAAAGCCAAGAAGGCGGACAAATGAAGTACACAGCATCACAGCGGGGAACATTCCCCACGGGCGTACACTGGACAGCGGGTGAGTCTCGCGATCTGGACCTTCCAGAGGGCGTAGAACCGCCCGCGTGGCTTACTAAGGCCAAGACCACTAAGCCCAAAAAAAAGGCGACTGAGGGGTAACCGGTGGCGATTATGACGGCAGCGGAGGCGCGTCTATACGTGCGAGGCATCACCGGCACCGGGGAGGACAGTACACTGTCAACCCTGATCAGTCGGGCTGATGCTTTGTTCGCTGCTTACGTCGGACTTCCCCCAGCTACGGCCGGCGGTGTCGCTACACTCGAAGACACAACCATAACGCTGTATCTGGACGGCCCCGGTGGTCAAGAGTTGCACGTACCCTACGGGCCGATCCTTTCGGTCACGTCGATACACGACAGCGACGATCGATCGTATTCATCGGCCGATCTGGTAGCTGCCAGCGATTACGAAGTATACGGGGACGAATTTCTTATCCGTTTAAAAGACGACAGCTTACATGGATTTTGGGGCAAGGAACGACGCGCGATCAAAGTCGTTTACGTGGTCGGCTTCACGACCATACCCGAAGACATCAAGCACGCGGCCGGCCTTCAGGTCGCGCACTGGTTCCAAGGTCGGGACCACGTAGGCCGTCGGAGCATTAGTCAAGGCGGCGGATCGATCACCGTCGAAGGCTTGGGGCTATTGCCTGAAGTCAAACAAGCGCTCGCGCCATATCGGCAAGCCGGCGCCTTGTGGGTTGGCTAATGGCAGACATGACGATCGAAGAGTTCCGCGACAGGCTGAAGGAAGCCGTCAGGACGGGCGCGCTATCGGAGGCGATTGTCGACACCGCACACACGCTCGCTTTCATGATGGAACGACAAGCGAAACACCGGGTAACAAAAGGCAACCCGTTGAACGTGCGCAGCGGCAAGCTAAGGCAGTCAATCAAGCCGGTGGTCCGAGAGATAAAAGGTGGCGTCCGCTCCGGTATCCAGGCCGGGTCGAAGCGTGTACCCTACGCCAGCATTCACGAGACCGGCAAGACGCGAGACGGCAAGGATCGGATCTTTCCAAAAAACGCGCAGTATCTCAGGATCCCGTTCCCAGACGGACCGGCTACAACGCGGACCGGCCGCGATCGATTCCAAAGTGCATTGAAAGGCGGTACGGAGTTTCAGTTTGTGAAGTTGAAGGGTGACAAGGCGATGCTCGTCAACCGTTTCACAATGGAGCCTTGGTATCTGTTGGTAAGGTCAGTCAAGATTAAGAAACGGCCGTTCATGGCGCCGTCACGCAAGAACGCAGAAAAACGCATGCCACGGTTAGTGGGTCTCAAGATCCGCAAGGCGCTCAGGAGTGTGAACCTTGGCACTTGAGCGGACCATCCTAAACCAGATCAAAACGCAGATCGGTAACGTCAACGGGTCGGGGTCCTTCACGTCGGATCTGTCTGGGTCGGATCAAGTGGTGATCGGTGAAAGCTTTGCACCCGGTCGGATTCCGTGCGCGTACATCTATCCCAACGGGGTGACCACGACCCAAGCTGCAGGCACTACCGTTCTAACGCGCTACGATCGGACAATGAGCGTACAGGTCGAGGCTTGGTGTGCCGCGACATCCAGCGCACCAGGAACAGCGCTTCTCGATGCCTTGGACCTACAGGACGACATAATGCGAGCACTTGAGGCGGATCGGAGTCTTGGCGGTAACGTGCGGGACATCGAGATCAGCGCAAGCAGTTTCGACGGTCACGAATTGGATCGGCCGTCGTTGGGTCTTGCGGTGCTCGTGCTCAGTATCGACTATACAGAAACGGCGGGAGGGTAGCACATGAGTTGGTACAGTTCAGACTTTAGCCATAGAGAAGCAATCTCCGTCGATAACCACGGGGGCTCGAATCCCTGCGACATAGAGGTCGTCATCCCGATCGATTGGCCTGAGTTTTGGGACGTTGTACAGTCGTCCGGGAACGACGTATACGTGACGCGTGACGATGGAATCAACACAGTATCGTTTAAGCTCGATAGCTTTAACTACAGCGCGAAGACAGGCAACATCCATATCGACAACTTCACAGCGTCCAGCACAGCGGCAGCGCTCACGCTTTGGGTGTATTGGGGTAACCCGACAGCGAGCAGCGCGCAGACAGCGTTCACCGTCAGCAATCCGAAAACGGGGTTTATCGAAACGCATCAACCTGGTACGGGCTCGTCACCGGTTATCCCGTGTCAGCCGGAAGCGCCGGGGGCTACGAATCCACGAGCCGAAGTGAGCAAGGCATCTACAGAAGACATCTTCATTTGGTGGGACTTGTCGCGAGTGCTTGCCCGTCGGGACTTTCCCTATCAGAACCGGCGCAACCTGGAAGAGATACAAAACGTCCGGTATCTGGTACAACAGCAAGGTTCTACCATCTCAGGCATGTCGGACAATACATCGATTCGGCAAGTGGGGAACTTCGTGCGTACCACAATCAAGGGCGGGTCCAGTGGATCAAACGCTGTCGCAATTTTAACTGTCGTAACAGACGCGGGAAGGGTGCTCGACTTTCGATGCACTATCCGAGTCAACGACGTAACCGAGCCAACATAATCACCCACGGAGCATACAATGGCATCGATTTACCACGGAAGAGGGGCCGCAATTGGCTTCGGAGAGAACTCGGGCACTTATGGAGACGCGGTGGCGCGCACAAACTGGCGCCCGCTTATCTCTTCGAGTCTCACGCGAACGATTGAGAAAGTACCACGGCCTACGCTCCGGGTGGGTAGCGCGGGCGCTATGCGACGGTCGAACTACATCCAGTCCGATAATGCAGGTGGAACCTTCAGTATTGAAGCATCGTATGAGTCCATGGGGCTGCTACTCAAGCATCTGCTTGGAACGTCGTCATCGACTACAGGCTCGGCGCCGTTCACGCACACGTACACCATCGCAGACGACGTACCTACTGGGCTCACCATCGAGAACAACCGGGGAACCGGTACAAGTGAAGTACTCGAGGGATGCCGGCTCAACTCCGGTACGTTCGCGGTATCGGCGGGTGGCGTCATGACATGCGAATTCGATGTGATTGCAGAAACCGGAGCGGCAACACCGCGCGGCTCCCTTGGGACTCCGAGTTTCAGCGCGACAGACGCGCCGATCCTGCACAGCCACGCGGGCCAAATGGGATGGAACGGCGGTACGTATGATCTGATTGATATGTCGCTTGTGGTGAACAACGCGCTTGCAGTACGTCAACACCTGGGATCCACAGTGACCGCAAAGCCGTTGCGCTCCGATTTCCAGAGCGTTGAGTTGTCCGTGACTTTAGAAGTCGAAGATCAGCTATACGCGGACTTTATCAGCAACGTGGAGAGCAACGTAACGCTGTCATTTGTAAACGGGTTCCGTGAATTCAACATTGAATTGCACAACGCTTATTTGTCTGCGGCATCCGATCCGATTTCGGACGCAAACGTGGTCCGCCAGTCACTTAGCTTCATTGCGCAGTCGGACGGCACCAACGAAGGCGTGAAGCTGACGGTCAAGAACGACAACAGCAGCGCAACAGCTAACTGATCAGAGCTCAACAAAGGAAGGTAACCATGAGCATTTTACACGCAATCAAAAACGCATCCATAGACGAAGTAGAAGCGGCGGGGCTGTTTTGGCGGGTCCGTCGCATTTGCTCCGCCGATATGGCGAAGGCGGGGGTGGCATTTCTACAAGTCGCAACGCCAAGCACCGAGGATGAACAGACGCCAGACGACATCATGAAGCGAGTCAGCCCGAAGCAGGCGGGGGAAATGGCATCGCTCCAAGAGGCTACAGTATGTGCGGGTACAATCGCTGTGGGTGATGGTGAGAAGTGGGATGACTTGCGATTGGTCCTTGACCAGAAACGCGAAGACCCAGACAACGGGGTCCTATGGGTCGGAGGCTTGCCGGCGGGTGTCGTGGATGTGCTGTTCGCTCGTATTATGTCGCTATCAACGGACGGGGAGGAAGCTGCCGAAAGGCTCGCGTCCTTTCGCAAAGAATCCGGAGCTTCTCCTAATTCTAGCGGAACTAGGGAAAATGTTCGGTAGATTGCCCCATGAATTGCTTGAATTGTCGCCGTACGAAATTGGGCTTTGTTTGGAGGTTTATCGGCAGCGAGACGCGACAACGGCGCAAATGATGGAACGGATGGGTGATTCAATGCCGGTTGTGCCGGTGGTGGTTTTGAAGGGGTAGAGAATGGCAGGCGACACAATCAAATTCCTAATCGAGATGCGTGACGGCGCATCGAAGCCACTCAAGAAAGTGGGGAAGGCGGCGGAAGACGCGGCCGAGGATGCGAAAGGCGCCAACATCAAATTTACCGAATTGGCGTCTAAGCTGACTCTGTTAGGCATGGCCGCGAAAGGCGCCACCAAAATCGTCGGAGCGTTCTCTAAGCCGTTACTTGCAATCGCTCAGGGCGGGATCGCGGCCGGTGCTCAGATGGAAGGCTTCGAGACCCGCCTAAAGGTTTTGATGGGGTCGTCGTCGGCAGCAAAGGAACGCTTGGACGAGTTGTTCGAGATCGGATCAACGACGCCGTTTGAACTTCCGGGGCTCATGGAAGCCGAGGTCAACTTGCGGGCGCTCGGCGTGAACGCTGAGAAAACATTACCGATGGTAATGGACTTCGCGGGTGCGATGGGTGTGGACCTTGCGTCGGCAGCGGTTGAGGTTGGGCGCGCTATGCAGTTTGGCGCGGGTGCGGTGGAGACTATCTCGGGTCGTGCGTTGCGGGCTCAGGTGGAACTTAGGACGGGCGCCGATGCCTTGAAGATGTCGACTGAAGAGTTCCGAGAGGCGATGGTAGAAACGCTGACGGACCCGGACGGGATCTTTGCGGGCGGTACTGAAAAGCTGGCCGCTACGTTCGACGGTATGTTGTCCAATCTTCAGGACGCGTTTTTCAAGTTCAAAAAGGAAGTAGGAGACGCCGACCTATTCCTGACAGCAAAGGCTACGCTTCGCACGGTGCTTGAACTATTGGACGCCAACACGGCAGCGGTTGGTGGGCTTGCCAAGTCTATTGGACAGGGCGTATCGGAAAGGCTCTTGGGTGTCATTGACGCCATGGGCAAATTCATTGCGCTTATCTTTCGAGGTCGTGAAGGCTTCGCCGTTATGGGTCAGGTAATCAAAATGCTGGCTATCGGGCTCACTGAGATGTTCCGCGATCTGCTTAATTTGCTAACTGAAATTCCGTTAATCGGTGACAAAATGAAGGGCTTGGTAACGCCAGTTATCGAGGCGTCCAACGCTGAACTTCGGAGGATGAATAAGGAACTACAAGACAGTACAGTTCACATTGACGACTTGAGGGCCGAACAGTTAGCGGCGCTTAAAACAAGTGCCGACGCTATCGAGAACATCAAACGGCTGCGTCAAGAATTTGCAGCGGCGCCCGTGGACGAGGGCGGAGCACGTCCAACACCGAAAGCTCCGACACCCCCACCCACAGAAACGAAAGCCGAAAAAGAGAAAGAGGCGCCACCAACGGCCGAAGAATTGGAGGCGATATTCCTCGGCGTAGAGGATTCGCTGACAGAGTTGCAGAAAGTAATCCGCGACAATCTAAGTCCAGCAGCATTGGCGGAGGGATTCACTAAGGGTATTCAGACCCCGTTTGCATCTCTCACGGCTATGATGGGTCCAGCCGGCGGATTGTTCAACGCCCTGTCTTCGCTCGGACAGCAAGGCGCAGACAAGATAGTCCAAGGCCTCAAGGACTCTATCAAGGGCGTCGTAGTTGCGCTGGTTGAGGTCTTGCCGGCGCTAATCGTAGAGATCCCGAAAACGTTGATCGATTCCTTTCCGAAGCTTATTGAAGGTTTCTTGATGGCGATCCCGGCGCTCGCACAAGCAATTTTTATTGGGCTTCCGGCAGCATTCGCGGAGGGTCTTGCGAGGTGGTTCCGCAACGCCCTACTTGCAATTGAAAAGCTGTTTTTCAAAGATCCAGAGAAGCGCAAAGAGCGTCGTGAGCGAAGAGAACAGCGCCGCGAGAAACGGGACGCGATATTCGAGAACCTGACCGGGCTCGACGCGCAAAAAGGTCTTCTCGGTAACTTGGCGTCGTTGTTCCAAGGCAAAAAACACTCAGGCACAGCACACATCGATCGCACTGGGGCGTTCTTTCTGCAGGCTGGCGAAGCTGTGATCCCGAACAGCGGCACCACCACGCAAGGCATGGCGCGTCGGATGGGTGGCGGAGGCGGAGTCAACGTCACAATTCAAACGAACGTCGTCGACAAGAACGCGATTCGCGGTCTCGGCAAATTGCTGGAAAAAGAGTTTGGCAGCATGGGCCGATCAACGTCACCTGTGTTCAATAGTCCAACGGGCGCAAGGGGGTAACGGTGGCGAATAGCAAAATCTACTTCACGCCAGCGCGCACTGAGTACGGACCGTTACGGACCATCGACTTTGGTGAGCGGTTGAGCGACCTACAAATCACGCCATACCGGAGCGTATCCGACGCGGTGAGTATGGGCGGGTTTCGTTCTCGGGTCTCCCGGCGCTCTGGAATGCGCGTACGTATCGTTTTGGAGCGCTTCACCGATGATAGGCTCGCGGAGCAGTTCTACAGCCTACAAAGCCACCTGGAGGTGGGTGGTGGATTTGCCCTTGCGGTAGACGATGACAAAAAGTTCGCGGCCTACGTGCGGACGCTGGCCCCGTTATCCGGCGGAAGTTGGGCAAGTTCGACAGGTCACAAGTTTCTACAGACCTTGGGGCCGGAAATTTTGAGCGAGTTCGGAGCGCACGGTCTGGCGGCGGGGGATGTATTGCATCTCGAATCGTTTGGGCCGGGCGCCCATCGCGAAGAGTTGGTACTTGGTAGCGTCTCGCTCGGTGCCGATGGCCGAGATCACAAGCTCACGCTGTCCACGGCGGCTATCTACGAGCACACAGTACCCGGCGCCATGGTTCGACATCGCGATTTCTTTCCCTATCTACAATGGCCCGAGGACCAAATGTCGAGCCCGATATTGACTCATGACCATCGAATTTCTTACACCGTTGATTTTTCCTGCGAGGTATACCCGGCGCACGTATCCCAAGCGGCAGGCCGAAACAGCAACGAAGGCTCAGGGATACCGAACGTGAACGAGCGAAGGCAGGACGGCAGGACGCTCGATGGGTTGTTTTTAAACACCGG